ATGTTTAATGTTAGATATGTTGGGGCTTTGTTTGAATCTGAATAAATATAAATTTCAATTATATTTTGTTCTATAAAGCATCGTGCGCTATCTTTTAAATAAAGATAGTTTTTATCGCCTTCTAATTCATAAACATAACTAAATCCATTATGTTCCATTTTAATATTTTCTGCTTTTGGTTCTTCAAAAAGGTTAGTCATATACATTTTTAAAATCTCGTTTTCTAAGAATTCAATAACATCCTTTTTCTTTCCTCTTATTTTGATATTTCCTTCACACCAATTTGGCATTACTCATCCTCCAATACTTTAAATTCATTTATTGCATTCACAACAAATTCTTCCGTCACGATTTTATCCAGTAAATCATCGATTTGTTTCGATGTTAGTCGTCTTTTGTTGACTTTGATTTCAATTTCTACACGTTCGCCATTCAAAGGAATTTCAACTGCGTTATTTTCGAATTCCCCTCTAAAGAATATTTCCCTGCCTTTTTCAACAGAAAGTAATTTTGCTCCACAATAATTAGTGATATTCCCATTAAGGTTTAACGTTATGTCCATTCAATCACCTTCTATCAATTTTTCAATTTCCTCTACTGTTTCGTTCACATAGACTATTTGTCCGAAAATATTTAGTTTAGTAAATCTATCTTTTTTATCCTCAACCCAATTCCCACGTTTAAACAAACCTTCTTGTTTCCATTCTAGAATTCCTACATCTTTCATATAACCAATGGCGTGTTTAGATACTTTTATTTTTCTTCCGTTGCTACGGCTTGTTAGTTCGATAAACATTACTTATTCCTCCTGATTCTTTAGAAACTCTTCGAATTCTTTAGCGTCCATTTTTATTAGACTTCTAATTTCTTTTTCTTTTTCATATCCTGCAACTGCACCAGCAAATAATGTTACGACAGAAAACGCAATATGAATTCGGCTGATTCCAAACACATTAAGCATTAAAATCGTGTATGTTATGATTTGCCAAAATATTACCCATAATTGATTTGTTTTCATGATTAACCCTCTATCCTTTCAATTAGCAAGTCCAAATGTTCTTTTGCTTTTTTTAGATCCTCGAGCATTTTCTCTTTACTTGGTGCTCGCAGCACATACTTCAAAATATTTCCTGCCAGGTATCCATCAAACGAATCCTCGTATTTTGGAATGAAATTTTCCATCACAGTGAACACTTCTAGTCCTTTAATGCCTTGATAATGCTTCGGGTGTTTAACAGCTTCTTTGATTTTCGCATTTTCAGCTAATTCTTTACTAATGTTCGCAAAATCCCAAAAATCCATTACTGCACCTCTTTCACAAACACACCATTGATAACTTTGCCTTTGCGATCCTTAATCTCATGATAAGCACTTTCTAAGCAATCTAAGAAATCAAGATTACGTTGCATGCAATATCCGATTAGCACTACTGTAATATCTCCAACCGCATCAATCTCTTCATCGCGGTTGATATGGATATATGCTTCTTTTAATTCGTCTACTTCTTCTTGAAGTTTGGTTAGCTGGCCACTTCCGTCCAGCGTATCCAAACCACGTTCTACAAACCAGTTTTGAACTAATCGGATTAGCTCTTCACGTTCAATTCGTCTTTTTTTGATTGGATCATTTAAATTCACTTAATTCCAGCTCCTTCAAAATATTCTTCTAATCTGTCCATGATTTTCTTACGTGTATTCCAACCAATCTCGTATGGATTACGTAAGAATTGATTTAATGTTGTTGTTCTAATTTTCAAGATATCCTTAGCCATGTGATTGAAATTATTCTCAGAACCTGCAATCATCTTTTCGATATCTTCCCTGGTCTTCTTCAATGCTGAATCGTAGAATGCATCTAATCTATTACGTACTTTACATTTATCCTTTTGGTTGATTATGAATGGTTTTGTTGATGCAACCACTTCAATTATGTTTCCAGGAATCCCATATTCATGCTTGAATTTTTGTGCAGCACCATAAGTCTTGAATGTCATAGCTTCTCGTTGCTCTGATTTGAATACAGATGTGTGCATTGGATGCTTTTTATCAAGATATCCCTTCAGAGTACTGTAATCATTAATTTCCTTAAAATACATATTCATATTTTTAATTACAAATGCCATACTCTCTCTCCAATTCCGCCATTATCTCTATATGGCTTCTGATTATCTTCATTACTTCGCTATGTGGGTCCTCTACATTGTAAGTGGCTATTATTACATCATTTCTATCCTCAACTAATCGAAATCCGTACATTTTCTCTAGTTGCGCCACTTCTAAGGCTTGCCATATAGCTTTGTCTTTTTGTTCCATTTGTTTTTCGATGTATTCTGCAGCGTAAGGAAGATGTTTATATGGGCTCATGCTTTTAATATTTCTCTGACACCTCTTAGCCTCTTGTAACATGATCATTACTGCTCTAGTCGTTTTCAACCCTTCCGACTGCATAATGTTTTCGAATTCTCTTGCATTCATCTACGTTCAAATTCCTCCACAAAATTCATTTGAGCCTTATAGAACTTGAATGTTGAATCCATCAAATCACCTTCTCGATTCTTCTTGATAGAGAACTTCACACGTTGATAACCTTCGTGGTTTTCTTCCGTCTCTTCGTTGCTTAAGAATCCAACGACATTTGAATCTTGCTCGATTGAGCCTGACTCTCTTAAGTCACTCAAGATTGGTGATTTATCCTGGCGTTGTTCTACTCCACGAGATAACTGCGATAAGATGACAATAGGGACTTGGTTTTCATTAGCTAGATTTTTCAATTCCCTGGTAATCTGTTCAATCTGTAATCTTCTATCACGATTGTTATTAACCTTGATTAAACCAACGTAATCGATAACTGCTAAATATTTACCTGGTTCTTTACCTGCAGCACGTTCTTTAATAATTCCAAGAATGTGATTCAGTTCAGATACCGTGTCATATACTTTCAAGTCTTTCTGTTTAAAATACTCGATCGTTGCTCTTACTAATTCTTTATCTCCAGACTTTAGCATTCGATTCATTTTTCGCAGGTAGTATGTGTTTAACGTAGTCATTTTTGCTACAAATCGTGAGAATACTTCCTTCTTGCTCATTTCAAGGCTGAACAGGTCTACTCTTAATCCGTCGTTTCTCTGTAGCGCTCTATCGATTAGATTGATTGTCCAGGCGCTCTTTCCAACTGACGGCCTGGCTCCTACAGTCACTAACATTCCTGGACCAATTCCGCCTCCAAGTGCTGCATCCAATCCACTGAATGTCTTAATCCCATCTTCGATATCGTGTTCAAGCTCATACTCAAATTGTTCGAACGTTTCTGATAAGTCTCCGACATTTCGTTTTCTGGATAGCTTAGAAATCGCATTTAACAATTCAAGCATTTCCGCTTCTAACTGCTTAGTTGGGAATGCTGTGTGTTCTGCTTTGACCTTTTCGAGTTTAGCTCTTAAGTATTCACGATGAAGCTGGTTAGCAAGATAATCTAATCCGGATGTTGTCGCGCTTTCCTGCTGCAATGCAATTAGATACTCATATCCAATTGCATTATCCTTTAACTCAGCTCTAAGCTTAGCGAATAGCTCCATCAATCCATCTAAGCGACTACCGTTGTTATTTAAAATTCCAAAGATCGTTTTAAAATGGTTATCCGTAAACCATTCAGCCTGTAGATACGTTGATTGAGCTTTATCAAAATCTTGTAGGATTGCAGATATGATTGATTTTTCTAACTCGTAATTATTCATCTACACCATTCCAATTCTCGCCATATATCATTTTCATCTTTTCAAATACAGATTGTTGCTTAGTAGTGTTAGTTTGTTGAGGAATGGCATATTCATCGTTCCAACATTCTTTATTGAACCAAGTTCCTCCTTGTTTAATGAATCTAGGTTCAATCTTGTTAGCTATAATATGCTTCTTATAATTGACAATACCGTTGCAAATTGTTTTATTAGATACTCCAGACTTTATCGCTTTAACGTATGCTTTGAACGCATCGTTTTTTCTTTCTTTTCTAGGATACAATTTCCAAAGTTTATCAAAATCCTCTTGAAGAGCTTTTTTGTTGCCTCCACCAGCGCTATTTTGGCTATTATTATTTTCTTTAGTTTCATTTACTTTACTTTGTGGATTAATGTCATCATTAATCTCGCTTGCTTGTTCGTTAATGTCTACATTAATTAAACAATAACTACTCATATCTACTTCTTTTCTTCTTTTTGTCGCCTCTTTG